GTCGGCAAAGTAACCCCCAACACAATGCTCTCAGCATCCCGCGTCCCTGCCCTTCTGGGCCACTCAAAGTATGAGACGCCTAACGATGTACTCAAGAGCGTGCTAAACGCGCTACAGGACGTTCCAGAGCCGTTTAAGACGAACGAAGCAATGCACTGGGGCAATCTGCTTGAGGTTCCGCTCCTGCTGGAAGCGTCGGGACGTTTAGCATTGTCAAACTTAGTGCTTGACCATCCGAAAGCATATTTCCATCCTGACGCACCGATCGCCTGTTCGCTAGATGGCAACGGTGACGGCAATGGTCTGGTCGTGACCACAAACCCAGATGCCGGCGTGTACGTGATCGGTCAAGACAGCATCACGCTTGATGGCGTTGGCGTGCTTGAAGCCAAGCTCACCAGCTCATATCCAGAAGATTGTCCGGCAATGAGCCGTGGTCCTCTCCAGCTCCAAGCGCAGATGGACATCACCGGCGCCAAGTGGGGAGCCGTTTGCGTCCTGTATCAAGGCATCGAGCTGCGGATATTCCTGTTTGCTCCTCATGAAGAGACGCAAGCGCTGATCCGCAAGAAAGCGTTTGAGTTTGAGTCCAAGATTTTGCATTGGACGGAAACTGGCGAAGCTGAGTGGTACGACCCTGCCACTCCCGAGGAGTACGGCACCAAGTGGCCTGGCGATCCAAACCTTGACTCTGTTGATCTTGGCGACTGGGGAGCTACGCTGGCCGAGCGGATTGTCAAAGCCAAACAAGAAATTAAATCTCTTGAGAAAACCATCGACGATTGCGAAACCGAGCTGAAGGAAATGCTCGGCAACGCCACGCTGGCGCACGCTGAGGAGTTCCGTATCTCCTGGCCGATCCGTAACTACCAAGCGCAGCCGGAGAAGATCGTTCCTGCTAAACCAGCACATTCAATGCGTCAGTCCACCATCACCATTAAGGGACCGAAATGAAAATCGCAGCAGCATTTGTCGCAGCCAAGCGTGCGTTTGCACCAGCGCTCAAGACCAACACAAACTCTCATTTCAAGAACAAGTACGTCGACCTTGCGAGTTGCCTGGAAGCAGTCAATGACGCTCTGCTTGAGAACGGCATCGCCGTTTACCAGGAGACGTTCGACGTCCAAGACGGCGTAACCGTGGAGACGTGTTTCTTGCACGAGTCCGGTGAGACGCTACGGATGGGCAAACTTCACGTGCCAGCAGCCAAGCACGACCCGCAAGGGTATGGCTCTGCGCTGACCTACGCTCGGCGCTACTCGCTGATGGCTGCGTGCGGTATCGCTGCCGAGGATGATGACGGCAACGCTGCCAGCAGGAAGCCTCCTCAAGCGCCTGTAGCGAAGCCGGCAAACCCGCTGGATGCGGTAGCACCTAAAGCGCTGCCAAAGCCCTCTGAGCCGCCGCCAGACGTCATTGAGTTTGAGGATGGAGCTGGTGGCACCTGGGCGCTGCGTGTCCCTAACGAAGCCAAGCCACGCTCAATGTCTGCTGATGAAGCTGGATGGATTGTTGAGTTTAACGCGCTGGCTGACGCCGTGATGAAAGCCGGCAAAGTGCCGCCGATTGATCGCATTGCCAAGCTAAAACTCCTGCGTACTGCCAATGATGCCGAAGTTAACCGGCTGTCAATGGTTGAACGCGCTCGCTTCTTGCATACCTTTTCAGCACGGATTGGCGCTCTTGATGCGCTGATGAAAGCAGCGGCATGAGGATGGCGCAGATCCGGTTATTGGACGCAATCGGTGGCTTGGAGAAGTCTTTAGGCCGGTTGCCGTCCATGAATGAAATAGCCAGGGTTCTGGGTTGCAGCCCCCAGAACGTTCACAAGATGATCAAAAGAATGAGGAGCAAGAATGAAACGGTGTCCTCCCTGCCACGGCAATTGCAATCAGGGCCGAAACTGCCCAAACAGGAATAAAAATGACTGACCGCGAACTTATGCAGCAAGCGCTGGATGCGCTGGAAACCAAAGGAGAGCATCACCCAAGGGTTTATCAAGCAATTGCCGCCTTGCGCGACAGGTTGGCGCAATCAGAGCAAAAGCCGTTTGAATATTGGAACGCCGTCGAGGGATGGGTAAAGGTTGACGAGGTGCGCGAACACTTTGAGTCTGTCGGTTGTGGCACGATTTATAAGACTGAGGGCGAAGGCCGAGTGCCCCTTTATACCAACCCGCGCCGCCCGTGGGTCGGCCTGACGGATGATGATTACGAAACTCTCAGCCAGTATGCTTTTGTTGAGGTTATTGAAAAGGTTGAGGCTTTGTTAAAGGAGAAGAACGGTGGATAAAAAACCAACTAAAGAATTTTGGGATTTGTATCTTGCGCCACCCATTGACCCTCGCAAAGTGTACGGGAATCCGCTTGAATTTGACGAACTTGATCGTTACTACCAAGCGCTGTATGAGCAGAAACTCAAGGAGAAGAACAAGTGATCGTAAAAGGAAAATTTGTAAAAGATTGGGATAAGTCCCAGATCTCAACCGCTTACCAACGCCCCAACCAGTTTCGAGTCATCACTTGGGACATGGGACGCATTCAGAGCTGGCTGCTCGGCCAGAAGCCGCTGGCACGCAACCTGATCGAAAAGGTGATTCGATGAATAAAGATGACATTATTCGCATGGCGCGGGAAGCTGGAATAAAAGATCCTGCACCGGCAAGGCAGGGATTCAAGATGTATGCAAATCCTCAGCGGCTTGAACGCTTCGCCGCCCTTGTCGTCGCGCATAAACGTCCGTGGGTAGGTCTAACCAATGAGGAGATCATGGATTGCACCCATCACATGACAAAAGGCGAAAACGAAACGTGGATTGCTACCGATAGCAATTTGTTTGAATTTGCCCACATTTTAGAAGAATGGCTTAAGGGGAAAAACAAATGAAAGTCTGGGTTGATCCACCCGAGGGTTGGCGTTTTGGTTTTCCGAAGATCTGGGATACCGACCTGCACGACAATCTATTTCATTGGCTAAATGATCGTGGCTACCCGCCAGATCTGCGTCACCAGTACGGTGAATATTTTCACGTCCGACAATGGTCGGTGCGTGATGAACCAAGCGACTTATAAAGCGCTGACGTCGACCAGCTCGCCACGGAAATCAATGATTCCCTCGGCGTGCTTGATCGCTAATTCCGGAAACAAGAGCCGGGAATCTCGGAATGTAAGCACGGCGAATCCGGAACGCCAGTTCACCGGATTGTCCTCAAGGTAGTCGTTGAACTGCTTCCCGTCGATGTCGGCTAGTGTTCCGGTGTCAACGCCATAGCGGTTTCCGCGAAAATCCGTGTACGGCGTTGTTTTTAACGAATGTAGGTGGCCGGTAATTATCGAAATTCCGCTCGACTGGGTATTCTGATGAGTAGCGTGAACGCCATTCTTATATCGGTGTTTGACCACCACGTCATTCGTCAACCAGCAGCTCCAGCACGGATGCCACGCTTGAAAATGGTCCTTCAACGAAAAGCCGGCAACACCCTCATATCCCGTCGCGTTAGCAGCCAGAAAGTTCTCAAACCGCGAGTCATGGTTGCCCAACGGCCAAACTAGCTGGACATTGTGCCGAGCCGCCTTAGCAACAGCCTCAATCTCTCCTAGAGCTTCCTGGCAAGCGTTTAACTCTTCGCGGACCGAGGGCTGCTGACTCCAACCGATTCTGGGGTATCTGCTGATGCTGGCCCCGTCAAATGCGTCGCCGTTATTTATAACAGCGTAAGGCTTAAACTGGCTGATTGCCCAGAGCAGTCCCTTAAACGCGGTCGTTCTCACGCCTGGCCAGAAGTGTGCGTCAGAGAATACGATCACGACGCCATCTGTGATGCCGGCTTGATGCCGCGCCTTGGTCAGATGATGGGTCTGTAGGTGGTCAAAGTTTCGAGCGATCGGTGCTGCCGCCTGAAGCACGATCTTGTAGGTTTTTTCAAGCCGGCGCCGGTTGTGGTGCGCGACCCGCTCAGTGATGTTGAAATGCTTGGCAACCTGCGCTGCGCTTTTCAGATGCTCCCAAACTTTGAGAAACTCATCGTCTGGGATTCGAGCTTTTCCAGCCATTTTTTAGCACCATTCGTTTCGTTGGTGCTAAATATCACGTAAATGTTACGATGTCTAGTTCCAACCGATTGTTTTATATATTTTTTTTCGCGTAATCTTCGACAGCGTTAACGCGCTTTGTCCAACCCTTTCCAAAGACCGGATACGCTTTCAGTTTCTCAAGAAAACGCAGCCTCAAATCGCAGTAATCTTCAATCAAATCGACCGCTTTTTCTCGGTTGACTGCTGCCATCGTGAGCTTGCCGATAACGCCATCGTCATCCACGCCAACCACGCGCTGCAAGAATATGATTGCCTGTTTGGGTCCGCTGTTGACCGCTGCATCAAAGACGCAATAGTCAAGACCAGCCGGCAGATCATCGCCCCAGACCTTGTTCCAGTAGCGACCACGATAGAGCGGCACTACGTCAGAGACGCATAGATCGCGCATACATTGCTCGTCGACACTTTCCCCCGTCCAGTCCTCCCAGACTCGCTTAGTGACGCCGTGGTTGGTCATCCCGCCTGGATCTGATGGATGGTTGCAGTACCCGCCCTCAAACCCAAGGGTTAGACGCAGAGCATCATCAAAATTGTCTTTCATTGTTTGGTCCGCAACAGTTGGTCTTTGGCTTGGCTTCCGGCTGAGCTGCCGAAGTAGAACGCGATAATACCCGTCCAAGCTGTTCCCAAGGAACCCAACATCATCATTAAAGCGTCTGACGTTTTAAATTGCTCGGTCATCAGACCAACCAAGATCCCGAAAAATCCAACCGTGATCGACAGCGCCAGCACCGATGGAATGATTGACTTGGTGCTCGACTGCATCTCACGCGCAGACTTTCTGTCTTCAACAGAGAGCTTTTCAAAGTCAAGCCCAAGCTCCTGCGCTCGAGCTGCCATTTCAATCTCAGCAAGCTTGATCTGACCGATCTGATCCGCTGTCAGTTTGCCGCTTTCAATCGTTGACTGGACGTCCTTGGGATCGATGCCGATTGCCTTGGATACCGCTTCAACAGCCAGTCCGGCCAGCGGACCACCGAGAGCCGTTGCAATCGTCGGAGCTACGCTTTTGAGCCACTCCATTATTTAGACCAATGGCTAACGATCCAACCGGCAGCGGTGCTTAGCCCTGAGATAACAGCCATCCCAAACCAGAACCCGCCTTTAGACTGATTTGCAAGCTCAAGCAGTTTCTTGATGTCGGCTTGCATATCGGCAACCTGCTTCTCGAGCAGATCGACCTTGGCGATTAGCTGACCGTATTTGATGGGATCGAAGTCTGACATAACTGACTCACGGTTTGTAATTCAAGAATTCTTTGAGCTTGGTCTGATCGCGGGATATTTTACGCTTTTCCATTCCAGCTTTGAGAATTCTTTGTCCCACGTACATTGGCACGCCTAGACCTGGCTGCTCTGCAAGAGTCTGACCAAGAACCTCGCCACCAACTCCTGCCAGCGCCCCAAGGATTGTCTCACCGCTGCCTGACGTGCTCAACACTTCCCGAGGTTTGGTCTGAATCTCTTTGGTTACTTCATTGAGCGTGCGGTAATGGTTAGCCCACTCAGGACCAAACACCAGATCCAGCTTGCCGCTCTTGTCTAAATTGGTTACCAGCTTATTCATTTCTGGCGTGGACACGTAGGGTCTGCCCTTGGTGTCGAGCTGCACGTTCTTGGTTGTGTTTTCCAAGATATGCTCGCCAAACCGACCCTTGATGTCTCGCACCAACTGCTGACCATCTGGACCAGATTTATCTAGCAGATCAAAAACCCTGCGAACCTGATCGCCAGACTTTCCAAGGAAAATCTGATCAAAGATTTTTTCTGTGGGAACAGCCTGGTCGGTCGTGCCTTTCTTGACTTCGTTGATAGACCTGACCGTGCTTTGATTCTCAAAATCGTTAGACCATTGAGCACGCTCTCGTCGAGCTTGCTTATAAATGTCGCCGCCGGCGTTCTCAGTAATGCCATCAATCAAACGCTTGACTTTGGTTGACAAAGCCTTTTGACGCTTGTCCGTCCAATCAGTTTGATCATTAATCAGTTGTCGCACGTCCTCAAGCTGCCGCACGCCAATCGTGCGCGATCCGGTTGGATCGTTGACCGCAAACTCCTCCTCCAAGATCTTGTAAAGTGGATTGAGCGACGCGACTGTTGGACGTCCACCAGTTTCTTTAGCAATAAGATCAAGCACCGGTTGATAGGAAACTGGTTGTGCCAGCTCACCCGCCGCTTCTGCCGCTGCGTACTGATTGCGAATGTCGGCCATTCGAGCATCTTTGATGCCCTGCACATAGGTCTTGACCCGCTGGCCGAAGTCGGTTGGTGAAATGCCCTGAGATTGCGTACCAGTCGCCTCAATGCCGGCTTGCATATTCTGCTGAACCTTGGCGTTTTGATCGGCATAGTGCTCAAACACTTGCTCAGCCAAGTGAGGAGTCTTGGCAGCAACACCCGCAAACTTAACGTCGGTCGGATTGCGCGTTGCTTGAGCGCGATCAATTGTGATCGGCACCGGCAAATTGGCAGCTTTCTCAGCTCGAGCGCGTGGCGTGTCAACCGCTGCCGCACCAACGCTGCCCGGAGTCGCTCCAGCGCCACCAATCGGTTGTGCAAGCCCTGCGCCCAACGTCCCACGTGCTTGAGCTTCTCTTAAGCTCGGAGCGTTGGCAAGATCTTGGAATGCCTGTTCCTTTGCCGTTGCCGCTTCACGCTCTCCACGCCGTTGCGCTTGCCGAGCTTCAAATCCAGCTTTGAGATCGGCTTCGGCTGTTGGCGTCAATGCCGGTGGCTTTGGTCCAATGCCAGGTTCAACCCGTGGTGCTGCCGGCTTGGCTGCAAACTGATCACGGATTGCTTGCTCGGCGCCATAGGTGGCTGCGCCAACTTTCTGGCTAACCTTGGCAACACCAGGAATCGGCAACAGCCCTAGCGAGCCGATCATATTCTCAACGTCACCAACCGGAATGCCGGTCTTTTCAGCAATCCAAGCTGCGCCCTTGCCGACGTTCTCGCCAATAAAGTTCGTCAGTCTACGGGTGGCTTCGGCTTTGTACGCTGGATCGTTAGAGATACCCAAAGCTCGGCCAAACGGGTCCGTCCGCTTCTCAACAAACTCAGCCACAGACTTTTGAGCTTCTTCAGGAGAAACGCCCATTGCACGTTGTATTGCATAACTTCCCTGACCAACAAGACCAGTAAGACCGCCAGCAGCAACGTCAGCCATAGAGACGATGCCTTTCCCAAGATCGGCCATTGAGCCGACCTTATACTCCGTCTTAGGCGCTGCTGGCTGCGGTGCGACTGTTGTGGTAGGAATCTGATCCGCTGGCGCTGCTGGAGCCGTTTGAGCTGGTTTTGGAGCCAGTCGATCCTGCATGATCTTGCGGACCAAATTGCCCTCGGGTAAGCCAGACGCGCTAAACGGCACCGGCTTTGGTGCTGCTGGTTTAGATGGTTCCTCGGCTTTCTCTGTGCCAAGAATCAACGCGCTAATCTCGTCAGTCGGCGCTGCCGGCATCTTAGACTTGACCTTGCCGATATAGCCAGACGGGTCTTTAGTAACGAAGCCCCCGTACTGCGCCAGCTCTTTGTCGACGTTGCCGTTGTTCTTGTCTAGCAGGGTTTGCAAGTAACCTCGAGCTGCTTCCCGTGCTTGTGGCTCGTTGAATGGATCAAACTTGACGCCCTGGCTTTGTAGAGCCTTGACCGTACCAGGCATGAATTGGTACGCACCCATCGCACCTGATTGCGGATTGACTGCACGAGGGTTGCCGCCGCTCTCAACCGCTTTTACAGCGTCGAGCAATTGGTCAGTGACAACGGTCTTGGATGGCTTTCCAAGAATCAGCTCTGAGACTTCATCCATTACAGCGATCCAGTTTGCTCAAGACGCAGAATGTTCTGATATTTGCGGTTGAATTCCTCGCGCTCTTTCGGCGTGGCATTCTTCAAGATCTCGTTTGCCACTTTGACTCGCTCAGCCTTGTCTTGGATGAGCTTCGGCAAAGCCATAATCTCAAAGATGCGAGAGTCAGCATTTTTGGACCACGTTTGCTTGAATGCGTTGTGGTTTGCGTCGCCAAAGTTCTGTGCAAAGTTTGCTGCCGCTCGCCCCTCGAGTTCTGTTGCGAGCACGTCAGCGTAGGAACGTCTGGCAATAGATTTGAGCACGTTAGGAGGATAAGTCTCGTCACCGTTGGCGTGTCTGGCAAGAGCCTGACCAGAGACGGTATCCAACGAGCCACCTTTTGATTGGATCATTCCAATCTGGACGTTTGCCAGATCTTTTGACAGTTGCTTGTAATCTTCGCTGCCAAAAAACCCGCGCACGTTACGTTCCATTGAACCAGCAGCGCCAGCTTGGAAAATTGATTCTTTTTGGATCTTGTTGGCTTTGTCAATCACTTCCTCAATGCTGCGCCGAGCTGTGGTCATCGCCGGTTGCATTGATACCAGATCACCAACGTATTTCTGACCAGCAGCTCGGTCGGCTTCTTCGCCTTGGACCGGCAAGAATGGTTGCCCTGGTTGGCGCACGGGATAACGCAGCGACATTTGAGTAGCAGTAACGCCTTGTGGCTGCGCCGGTGCCGCTGGTTGCATCAATGGAACGCCCGGACCTTGCTTATTAGCTGGACCCGTTTCCGTTTGGCTTAATTCATATGGGATATTTTTAATGCCCGTTGACAACGGAACGCCACCTGTCTGCACGCCTTCTTGCGGCATCGCTGGCGCTGTCGGACGCGGACCAACTTGCAATGGTGCAAACCGATTGCCTCCTGGCTCTGCCACGGCATAACCCGGAACGCCGCCAGCGCTGACGTTTGGTGCGCCAGCCGGTGCAAGCAATTGCTGTTGTGCGCTAGGCGTCTGCGATGCCATCAAATTGCGGAACATCCACTCATTGACTGGCGTTGAATCGCCGGTCTCTTGAGCTTTTGCAAGATTGCTATACAAAGATGCCGCGAAGTATTCGGCAGCGTCTTCCGGCACGCCAGCGGCAATAGCTCGCCGCTTAGCTTGCAACACGTCCTTGATCGCAGCTTGCGGTGTCGCAGCAGGATTGGCAAATGATCGTTGTTGAGTGAGTGGCGCAAAGTTCTGGCGCAGACGCTCCTCAATGCTGCCGGCTTGGTTAAACCGCGCCACCTGTTCAGCGGTGACTGCTGTGCCGCTCAGAGCTTTCTGTCTGGCAATCTCAGCCTCTTGTGTATCCCGAGCAATACCAAGCTCAATCGCAGCTTTTTGCTGCTGGATTGGGTTCATCGCTTGTTCTTGCTGGAGCGCTTGTGCGCCCCGAGCCAAGTTCAGCAGATTTCCTGCCGTTCCAAGAAAATCGACGGGCTTGACGCCAAGTGAGATGGTTGGATCAAGTGGCATGATTTATCCAATGACCGGAACGTAAGAGCCTTGAATCGCTGGTGCCGTTGGACCAGTCTGGATCGGCGCTGGCGTTCTCGTGAGGTTATTCAGATAGCTCATGCCGCCAAAATTGCCCAACGCATTGCCATAGGCATTTGCCGAACCAACCGTTCCAGCCGCTTGAGCCGCACCGGCGCTAGTCATCAGGTTTGCCGCATTGGTCCCGTAATTAGATGCCGCCGTGTTGGTTGCGGTTTGCCCTGTTTGCCCAATGCCAGCGATGCCGGCCAGCGTGTTGTAAATGTCTTTGCGCTGCGCTGAGAAATTCTCAAAAGCTCGCTGGTAAGCATTGCTTGCGTAGTCCTCGGCAAACCTCGTAATGCCACGGTCAATGTCACTACCACCACTACCACCAGCATTTAGACGTTGACGAGCTGCGCGTTGACCTTCCTTGAGCATAAACTCGTAATTTGGCGCTAGACTCGTTTTGAGATCTTCAGCTCCAAACTGGCGTATCAAGTAGCCAGAACCCTGCCTCATAACTGGCTGACCATTGGCGTCCAGCACGGGCTTGCCTTGCGCGTCATAAGTTGGCGTTTGACCACCCAACAGATTGCCAATCTCATTCAGAGCGGTGTAACCATAGCCCCGATATGGGGCCTGTTGCTCATTGATGAGATTAAATTGTTCACGCTGAAGATCGGTAGCGCGATTTGCGGCATTGACTTGCGTATTTGCTGCGCTTCTTGCAGAACTAGCCCCGAGAAGTGCGCTGCCGCCGATGGCTAAAGCAACAAATGGCATGATTACGTTCCTTTGCTGATTAACACAGCATCAATTGCATCTTCGTCTGTTTCGTCCGTTGCATGGATGCAAAACCATACGCAATCCTGCAACGCTTCAATCTTGTGGTGCGTGCCGGCTTTGATCTCAATGCACGCTGGAGCGCTGTAACTTTCGACAGAATCATCAGTCAAAACAATGACTTGACCCGATGCCAGTATACTCAAATGGGAATAAGTGTGCTTGTGGGTTGCAGCAACATATCCCTTTGGGATAACCATTTGCTTTGCATAGACGCCACCTGAGAAATGATGCT